TTGCATATACCTTGTGTGCAAATCTCACCGCATCCCATTTAAATCCTTTGCCAGCATCTCGTCGTTTTGAACGTACTGGGTCTGTTGATACATCACCGTTGGCCATGGGAACATGTTGCCACTTTTGTTTGAATGCACACAGTTCCGGACTGGCTTTTTCTAGATCAATTACCGCCAGGTTTGGCGCATGCTGTGTTACAACACAATTTTCAGCATAGGCCAACATGTTTACATCCGATGGCCATGTGTTTAAAAATGTTTCAATCATGCGCTGACCGTAGTCTAGATATCCTTTATGATTGAAAGTGGTAACAACTGAAAATTTATGTTGACTCATGCGTTTGCCTGTTAAGTATAATAAAGTATTTACACACAATGAAATTCTCCATTTATAATAATTTTGGTGCTGGTAATAGTGCACCTGTGTTTGCCGCATTTGAGCAAGGATTAACTAGACTTGGGCACACAGTTACACATCACGACAACTCTGCAGATGTTGCTGTGATATGGAGTCAACTCTGGGCTGGCACCATGCAACAAAATCTCCCAGTATGGCAATTGTATCGCAATAGCAATCGACCAGTTGTGGTACTTGAAGTTGGGGCAATAAACCGTGGACATACCTGGAAAATATTGCCAAATGGTGTTAATCGCATTGTACTCAGTGGCAACAGCTCTAGTCGTAGTCAACAGTTGGGCATAAACTCCTTGCCCTGGACCAACTCAGGAGAGCATGTGTTGATTGCGTTGCAGAGGCCAGAAAGCAATCAGTGGCACGGACAACCACAGATGCAATCTTGGCTAAACACTGTGGTGGATGAAATACAACAACACACTGATCGACCCATTGTGATCAGAAAGCATCCTAGATTTCGTGCTGTGACTATTCCCAGTGGATGTTCAGAGCAATTACCAACAAAAATTGCCAACACATACGACACGTTTGACTTTGATCAGTCACTGCGCAATGCCTGGGCAGTTGTTAACTGGAATAGCAATCCCGGTATTAATGCAGTGCTTAACGGAGTACCAGCCTTTGTTGGGCCTTCTAGTATTGCAGTGTCGGTGGCCAATACCAGCTTTGATAATCTTGACAATCCAGCAAGACCTGATCGAACACAATGGATTAATGATTTGGCTTGGACTGAATGGACTACTCACGAAATTGCCACTGGAGAACCAGTGGCAATTTACTTGTCCGAGATCAACGATTAAACTTGAATGTCTTCCATGCCGGCTGTGCGTAGTCGAACCACATGCCCCATTTGCCATTGCTTGGTATCAAGACCTTTCATGATTCCCAACCATTTGTTACGCAACAGTGCCACTTCGTTGATGATAGTTTCAAAGTCGATAACCTCATCCTCACCATCCACGTACTTTTCGGCGTCACGAGCAGTGAGTGCTCGTGCATAATTTTCTAAGTACTTTTGAAAATGGCGTCGACGGATTTTGCGTAGTTGTATGTTTAGGAGATTGAGTACTGCCTCAATCTCCTGTAACTGGTTAAATCTATGTTCGGTAATACCAGGTAATGCTGTGATGTTGCGTTCAACCACACCGGAAATACGGCATTCGGATTTGGCAGACAATAGTTCTTTTTCGTAATGTGAGATAAAGTCTGGTATCGTCCCAAGGTCAGCAACCACACGGCTATACCACATTAGTTTTCCCAGTCTTCGTTTTCGTCGTAGTCTTCATCTATGTCTTCGTCATCCTCTTCATCAAGGTCTTCACCATTGTCGAGATATGAAGCCAAGGCACGTTTGATGTCGCTATCGCCTTTAAAGGCATCACGAATGCCATCAGCGTCACTGTCGTTCTCCATTAGGATTTGAACCACAGTGTCTGCTGCCTCTGCGCGATCCACAGTATTGATATACCGTTTTAGTTCGCCCCAAATTTCACTAGTTACACGTTCGCTCATTCAGCGTCCTCCTCCACGATACTTACCTCTTCCTTCTGATTTCCAAAATCGCTCATTACAGTATCCAGGCAAGCATCATCATTGCGTTCCCAACCTTTGCGGAACTTCTTGATGATTTCGCCTTGGCTTGATGTGAACACTAGGCTATTGCCTTCTTTCTTGAGCAGGCCTTTTTTCTCAATCAAGTCTGTCAATCCCGAGTAAGGACTCATACCCGTAGTGTAAGGAATCTTGACCTGAACGCCTTCAAAAGGCTTGGCATAGCGTGTTTTCATAACTTTACAGCCTGCACGGATACCGTTGACTTCAGAGACTTTGTTGCCGTCCTCGTCTTCTTTGAGCTTCATCTTTTTCATTGCTACCACGATACTGCTGGCGTAGATGAAACCTTGACCACCGGAGATCTTGTCATCAGGATCAAACATGTCCTGACTTGCGTATGTGTGGTTGGTACATACCAAGCCCACGTTATAGCTACCAAACATGTTCACACAGTTACGCACCAAAGCGGTAAGTGCTTTGGGCTTGCGACCCAAGTCACCCTTCATTTCGCCTGCTTCAAACTGGTTGACGTCTGTGGGAGTCAACAACATACCCAGGCTGTCAATCACAAACAATACCTTGGGACGCTCGCCGTCTGCCAGTGCTTTGTAGTCACTCATAAATGTTGAAATTGTTTTAGCAACGTCATCAATCATGGCCATACTGAGTTTAAGAAGTTTGTCTGGACCTGTGTCAACCCCAAGTGCTTTGAGCCAGTCTTCATCCAGTGCGTTTTCACTGTCAATCAACACCACAAAGATACCTTGTTCTTGTGCGTGTTTAACAATGTTGCCTGAACAGATGTAGCTTTTGCCTGCACCCGAGTCACCAGCAAACACAGTGACTTTGCCCAAAGGAATGCCACGGTTAAAGTCGCCGCTGATCAAATAGTTTAAGGCAAAGTTGCCCGTGGAGATCCAGTCTGTCGGATCATTAAAGCCAATACTAAGGCCTTCGATACTTTTTGTAATTTCCTTACGAAATTTACTTACGTCAAATGGTTTTCCCATACTTGTTCCTTGAAGATGATAAAGAGAGAGCTGATTCAGCTCTCTCTAGTGCAGATTACTGCTTTTGACGGCTACGAATCATAGCCAGGATGTCTTCGGCTTTTTGTGTAGGCTTGGCTGCGCTGACCGGAGCCGATGCCATTGGAGTGTCATCTTCGTCATCAAAACCAGATGCTGGTGCCGGTGCTGGTGCTGCCTTGGCAGGCTGTGAATCACTGTTGCTGTCAGCAGTGCTACCGGCTGGAGCATTAACGCCTGCAGGGCGGAAGTACTGCCCCCAACGTTCTGTGTCGTATGGTTGACCATCTACTGATGCTTCAAACATCTCTTTCATCACACGCAACTCAACATCGGTTGGCTTCTTGGGCAAGAATGTACTGAGATCAAACAAACCATGTGTTTCCACAGCAGCCTGTTCAGCTTCAGTCAAGGCAGATTCTTTACGAGCCCACTTGCTTGAGTTGTAGTCAGCAAAGCCACCCTTGCTTGTTTTAGTGATACGGAAGTCTAGACCACGTTGTAAATCAGTTGGCAATTCTTCCAACTCAGGATCCATGAGTGCACCTTTGATCAAGGTAAACAACTGGGGTCCAATGATAAAGCGTCGAATTGGATTCTCTGGTGTCTTGTCGTCACCAATTGGGTTTTCACGAACAAACCCTTGGAAGATATATGAACGTTTCTTCCAGTATTTGCGACCCATTTCTTCAAGGCTCTTGTCCTTGAACCAGGTGCGCACTTCTGCCAGAATTGGGCAGGCGTCTCCCCACATTTCAACGCAAGGTACTTGTACCATAACTTGCTTGGAATCCATTTCTCCCTTGATGCCATTGAATGGCAATCGAATCATGGCACGTTCTGCCCAGAAAAATGTATTTTTTGTATTGCCGTCGGGGAGGAAGCGTAGTGTGGCCGATTGGCCTTCGTCCATGTTCCAGTGAGGGTAAATTGATTTATCACCTCCACCTTGCGAACCTTGTCCGCCTTTGTTGCCTTCTGCTGCCTGTAGTCGTGCGCGAATGTCTGCTAAAGTTGCCATAGTTTTTCTCCTTAATAAGTTGCCTATGTATATGCCTATCTAAAATTAGATGTAAGTTGCCTGTGCATACAAGTTGTATTGTACACGCTTCTATTTAGCAAGTCAAAGGAAAAGGCAGAAAAATCTGCCTTATTTTATCAGAAGTTGATTCTAGGTCAACTGCTCATGTTTGACGGTTTGGTCATCATGACTCCGTCAGTATCAAGGTCTTCTGTGGTATTTTGTCCTAACAGTCGGCGTAGACGAACAATGTCGTCTTCTGCTTCTGGTAGGTTTGGTTCAGGGTGACGTC